CGTTATAGGGGGTTAGTAATGGCAAAATGCAAAGGTTGCGGAGCAGACATCATCTGGATCAAGACGGCAAATGGCAAGGCGATGCCTTGTGATTCCGAGAAAATTCCATTTAAGAACACATGGCCTGCAGGTGGTCTAACGCTGATCACTCCAGAAGGAAAGATAGCAAAAGGTGAGCTTGATCTTAATTCAGAAACCTACGGATATGTATCTCACTTTGCAACATGTCCGATCGCAAACAAATTCAGGAAGGAGAAAGTTAATGGCAAGAAAGATAGTTAATACAAAAAAGATTTCTCACGAAGAATGGTTGGAACTTCGCAAGAAATCAATCGGTGGATCTGATTCAGCAGCTTGCGTAGGCATGAATCAGTATTCCTCACAAATCACATTATACGCAGATAAGAAAGGACTGTCAAAAGACAAAGAGACTTCAGAGGCAATGAGACTTGGTACGGATCTCGAAGCCTATGTAGCTGAGAGATTCTGCGAGAAGGAAGGCAAGAAGGTCATCAACGATACGTTCATGTATATGGATGATGAGTATGACTTCATCACTGCCAATGTAGACAGAAAAGTGGTAGGCGAGAAGGCCGGACTTGAGTGTAAGACGATGGGCAGCTTCAATGGCTACAACCTGGAAGCAGGCGAGATCCCAAGCCACTACTACTGCCAGTGTCAGCATTACTGCATGGTAATGGGATATGAGCGCATGTATCTGGCCATTCTCGTCCTTCAGAGAGGGCTTTATGTCATTCCGATAGAAAGAGATGATGACTTCATTAAATCGCTCAGAGAGGCAGAAATCGAGTTCTGGACACAGTATGTAGAGCCAGGCAGGATACCTGCACCAGACGGATCAGAAGCATCACTTGAGACACTTAAGCAGTTATATCCGCAGAGCGAAAGCAATACAGAGATTATGATATCAGGACTCGATCAGATGGTCAGAGACTATAAAGCGTTCAAAGCTATGGCTGACGAGTATAAAGAGAAAGCTGAGAAGTGCAAAGCAATCATTTGCGCAAAGCTTGGAGACAACGAGGTAGGTATTGGAGAATCATTCGGATGCTCATGGAAGACACAGAGCAGGTCAACTGTTCCGGATAAGAAGCTGAAGGCAGCATATCCTGCAATCTTTGCAGAGCTTGCAGAGACATCAAACTACAGAGTATTCCGCACTAAGAATCTGAAGAAGTAAAGGAGATATAGACATGGCAACATCGGCAGTAAAGGTTGGAGAGAAGGTAAATGTTCCTGCAAAGCAGCAGGAAGCTCCTCAGATGACAATGAAGGACTGGATAAATAAATCCCAGTATGCTATTTCAAAAGCACTTCCGAGTGCTATCACTCCAGAGAGGTTCTCTCGCATGGCTACTACGGCGGTCACGATGAATCCGGATCTTGGCAAATGCACACCATCATCCTTCATAGGGGCGATGCTGCAGGCAGCAGCTCTTGGCCTTGAGCCGAATACGCCTCTTGGCCAGGCATATCTTATTCCTTACAACAGATACGATAAGGAGACTAAGCGCAGCTACAAGGAAGCTCAGTTCCAGATAGGCTACAGAGGCATGATAGAGCTTGCTCACAGAAGCGGAGATTTCATGAGCATAGAGGCTCACATCGTATATGAGAACGATGAATTCGACTATGAGCTTGGACTTGAGCCAAAGCTGAAGCATAAGCCTGCAATGACTGACAAGGGCGAGATGCAGTGGGTATATGCAGTATACAAGCTGAAGTCCGGTGGTTACGGCTTTGAGGTCATGAGCAAGGAAGATATCGATGCTCACAGAGATAAGTACAGCCAGGCAAAAGGCTTCTCCCCGTGGAAGACCAATTATGAATCTATGGCAAAGAAGACAGTTATTAAGCAGGCTCTCAAGTATGCACCACTCAAGTCAGAGTTTGTCAAGGCGATGAACAATGAAGAGGTCACACTGAACTTCAAGGAAGAGCTTGCGAAGGATAAGGACGCAGTTATGGATGACTTTGTGATCCCAGATGACGAGTCGAGACACGCAGATGAAGAGATCATCGATGTAGAGCCGGAAGTGGTCGAGAACAAGTAGGAGATAGTCATGGCTGAACGCAGAATGTTCACAATGAAAATAGTCGATAGCGATGCGTTCTTGGATATGCCTCTATCTGCGCAGGCTCTTTACTTCCATCTGAACATGAGAGCTGACGATGATGGGTTCGTGAATAATCCGAAGAAGATCCAACGTATGATAGGGGCAAACGATGACGATCTTAAAGTCTTGATAGCTAAGAGATTCGTTCTGGCTTTTGAGAGTGGGATAGTGGTCATCAAACATTGGAGAATGCATAACCTGCTACGCAAAGACAGATACCATCCTACTCAATATCAGGATGAAATAGGGCAGTTAAATCTCAAGGATAATGGTGCGTATACCGAGCAGCCTAAAGGCTTGGCAACCACATGGCAACCATCTGACAACCAAATGGCAACTGAGGATAGTATAGGTAAGTATAGTAAAGGTAATTGTTGTAGTAATAAGGGCGAGGTTGACTTCTTTGAATTACTTTCCGATGAACAAATATCAATGCTCAAAGCTCTATACGAAAATCATTATGAGCTGCTTGATGAGTGCCAGGATGATGCCAACAGAAAGCACAAGACAATCAGAAATCCATATGAGTACGTTGTCGGATACGCACACAACAGAGGATGGCCAGAAAGATGAAATTTATAGATTGGTTTGCAGGCATCGGTGGATTTAGACGAGGCATGGAACTTGCAGGACATGAATGTGTAGGCTTCTGTGAATTTGATAAGTACGCAGTAGCAAGCTACACATCCATGCACCTGCTGACAGATGAGCAGAGAGAGTACCTTGCTACGTTGGATCTGCGGAAGAGGCAGAAGGAAATACTGAAAGAGGAATACAGAAATGGTGAATGGTATGCAGATGACATTAGACGAGTATTTGCCGGAGATATCCCAAAGTCAGATTGTTGGTGTTTCGGATTCCCTTGCCAGGATATCAGCATTGCAGGAAGGCAGCGAGGCATTCAAGCTAATCGCTCAGGACTCTTTTTCAGAGTTATGTACCTTATTGGACAGCTCTCAGAAGAAGAGAAGCCTGAATGGTTATTCATCGAGAATGTTAAGAATCTGCTTTCAGTTAATGCAGGATGGGATTTCGCCAGACTTCTCTGTAGCTTGGACGAGGGGGGGTACGATGCGGAATGGCAGGTTCTCAACTCTAAAGAATTCGGAGTACCACAGAACAGAGAAAGGGTATTCATTATCGGACATCTTAGAGGACGAAGTGGACGAGAAGTATTACCTATCACAAGCGCAGGTGAACAAGATCCTCTTCGCATAAAGCAGATTGGCAAGTATGACTCCACCACCAGAGACAATTCTAATGCATACCGAGTGTATGACGAGGAAGGTATCGCTCCATCACTCAGTAGCATGGGTGGGGGGGGTCGAGAGCCTCACGTAATAGATAGCCATGAAAGATAAGCAGATGCAGTTCATCGACTTAGATGAGCGAGGAAAGACAACAGAGTATTGCCGAGCATTACATGCCAAGATGGGATCGTATATCGGCAATGGCATGAAGGGGGGGTGTCAGATGCCGAAGCATAGAGGCGAGACATCCGGAGTGTTGATCATTTATGAAGAAGTTTTGCAGAGTGAATCAGAACACGATGAGAATGGCAGATGATGCATCCTGCATCGATGCCAACTATCATAAAGGTTTACTCGCACACCAAGAGAGGACAGGAGTCTATGAAGAAATTTATAGATCTGCACGTGGGGGGGGGTACTACTGACTTAGCCAGACCGATAAAAGCTCGATACGGAGCTATCGGCCATCAGGAGTACGTTCCTAAACATAAAGGAGAGTCAAGTGGAGTGATAGAGGAAACTATCAAGGTCAGAGATGGAACTTCAAAGGGATTCTCTGAAGTTCCTATAGGGGGGGGTGGTGGACACGGCTATCCCTAACAGCAAAACAAGGAGAGGACGAGTGCAGGATAACGGACAGACATGCGGAACACTGGATACTGGCAGCAATCATGCCAAAGTGGAAGGCAAGTACAGAATACGCAAGCTGACACCAAGAGAGTGCTTCCGACTACAAGGATGGACTGATGATTATTTCGATAAGGCGCAGTTCGTTAATTCAGACAGTCAGCTATATAAGCAGGCCGGAAACGGAGTGACTGTGACTGTCATAGAAGCTATAGCAAGGAGATTCAACGATGATACTGATTAAGGACATGCAGATGCCGTTTAGCTGCGACAGATGCAGACTGAGAAACGCAGAACACAGCGAATGCAGTGTGATATGGAAACGAGTAGGCATCTATGGTGTGGACTATACAAGCGCAAGACCTGCGTGGTGTCCATTGACTGAAGTCGAGCCATACGGCATCGATGGCCTGCTGTATAAGGAGAAGTAACAATGGGTAGAACATTATTCTGTGACTGCTGTGGGCAGGATATCAGAGTCGGAAATGATTTGTATAGAGTCGATAAGATTCCTATCTCAATCAAAAACGAGAGGGATATGTTCAGTGCGCTTGAGAAGGCAATCAACGTAAAAGATCTGAATCCATACATCATCTGCGCTGATTGCTTTAAGGCGATAGGCAGGAAAGTGCAGGCGCAGAACATTCCGATAGATATCGACATCGTAGTCGATAAGGAGAAGTGAGATGCCTCGCTACACTATGTGTCCGTTCTACGTAGATGAGAATAAGAAGAGCATATCCTGCGAGGATATCTGCAGGACATATAAGACTCTGGAATGTAAGTATGACTGGATGACCATGTACTGTGATTCATGGGAGTGGATGAAGTGTCCTTACGCTATAGACAGATCGGAAGCATATGCAGCGTATGAGAAAGGAGATGTGAAAGCATTGGAGAATCAAGAGATAAAAGCACTGGAGAAGGAGAATAAATACCTGCGCACTCTTCTGGGCAAAGCTGAGAAGCGAGTGGAGAGGCAGCAGAAGAAGATAGACGAGCTGAGAGCAGTCAATCAGAGCTTCACCAATGTGAACAACAGCTTGGAGAAGCAGAAGAAGGAGTTCTATACCAGGTGGAGAAAAGCTCAGGATGAACTTGATAAGGGCAATGAGACTGTCATGGAAGAGCTGAGAAGGCTTGGAGATATCTATGAGCAGCGCATGTGCTATCTGATAGACAGATTTGCTGACGGATTCTTCTGCGAGAGTGATGTCGAAAGATGGGCAGGAGACAGAGAGTTCGCCTTAGTAAGACAGTATGACGAGGATCTTGGTGACATGGTATGGAAGGTGGTGTTTAAGGAAGATGAGCCAGATAAGGACATACAGACCGATGTACAAGAAGGGCAGGAAGTACGGCAACAGGAAAGTGCAGATTGATGGATATACCTTTGACTCAGTGAAGGAAGGCAACAGATATATCGAACTGTCTTACCTGCTTGCTGCCGGAGAGATAAAGGATCTTGAGCTTCAGAAGCAGTATGAACTTCAGCCTGCGTTCCGTGATGCCAATGGCAAGATGGTAAAGCCGATATACTACAGAGCTGACTTCGTCTACACGGATGTCAAGACAGGCGAGACTATCATCGAGGATGTCAAGTGCAAGGCTACCAAGACTCCGCAGTACAACATCAAGAAAAAGATGATGGCCTACAGAGGACTGATGATAAGGGAGATTGAGTGAATGAGTATAGGCAAGACACCAAGAATTCAGAGGAAACTGCAGAGGCTATACAACGAACTGTTCTGGCTTAGAAGAAGATATGTCCTCATGGAAGACAAGGATGGAGTCCAGAAGATCGATGCAGTAAGGCAGATGATAGTGAGACATCTGGAAGAGACAGAATGGGAGAGCTGACATGGCAACAGATACAGGTGAGATGGTACGGATGTGCAGGAAGTCTCTCAAGTGGTCAAGGCCAAAACTGAGCAGAGAGTCAGGTATATCTGAGCAGACCATAATAAATGTCGAGCGACAGAGCAATTGCAAGTTTGATACATTTGAGAAGCTGATAGAAGCAATGGGATATGAGATAGAGATATTGCGTAAAGAGTAAAGGAGACATAAGCATGAAAACAATTACTGTAACTGAGGCATTGAGAGAACTTTCACTCTATGACGAGAAAATAGATAAAGCCTTGCAGAATGTAGAGTTCGTGGCACTGCAGAAAAAAGGCAGCACGATGAAGCATGAAGATATAAAAGAGGCTACAACAAGAATAAAAGCCAATTACAGCTCAGTTAAGGATCTTATTGAAAACCGGAACAAGATCAAAGCTGCCGTAGTAAGGTCAAACGCTGTCACAATGGTCACTGTAGGCTCAACTGAGATGACTGTAGCAGAAGCAATTGAGAGAAAACATTCTATCGGATATGAAAAGAAGCTTCTCAATAAGCTTGTTTATCAGATCAAGACAGCAGAAATGCAGGTCGAAAAGCAGAATGCCGAAGTGCAGAAGGTCATCGATAAACTGCTTTCAGATATTGCAGGCTCTGATTCTGAAGATATCACTGCAAAGCAGCAGGTGATTGAGACAACTTACAGAGAGGCCAATGAATGGGAATTGTTAGATCCTATTCACATCAAGGAAGAATCGGAGAAGCTTGAGAATACAATTGCCGACTTTCTGGCCAATGTAGATACAGCACTTTCAATATGCAATGCAGTAACAACCATTACCATTGATATGTAGTTAGAGATGTGTGGCCATAGCGAGAAGATATAAAGCGACAGGCCGTCCGGCTGCGGTTCAAAATACAGCCGCATAGAATAATAGCTCAACAGGTAGAGCGCACGAATTTGGATCGTGAGGTTGTAGGTTCGAGTCCTGCTTACATGCATAGTAGATAATGTGTGTTCAACAATTAACCATGAACATTCATATATCAGCATTTAGTAGTTAACCTTCAAACATATGAACACTGAGAACTGAGATCTTAACATTCGATGAAATCCAGGATAAAAGCTTAAATGCATTGTCGATGCTACATCTTCGTACCTGGCAGCTATGGTCACACATGACAAAGGAGAAATATATGAATAGCGTAATACTGATAGGCAGACTGGCAAGAGATCCAGAGCTGTCATATACACCAAACACGCAGACAGCTTGCTGCAGATTCAACCTTGCGGTAGACAGGCCAAAGCGCAATGGTGAGGATCAAGGTGCAGACTTCATACGCATAACAGTATGGGGCAGGCAGGCTGAGACTTGCGACAGATATCTTTCCAAAGGCAGACAGATAGCAGTCATGGGCAGGATCCAGACTGGAAGCTACAAGAATCGCAATGGCGAGACAGTATACACCACTGATGTAGTAGCTGAGAGAGTGGAGTTTCTGGGTAGTGGGCAGCAGCAGAGTCAGCCTCAAGTGGATACAGCCGAGGTACAGAGGCAGGCAGATGAGCTGCTCAGACCAAAGCCACAGCAGAACACACAGATGCAGATGGAGTCACAGCTTGCATCAGGATTCGATGATCTGCCGGACACATTCATGGCAGCAGAGGATGATATTCCGTTTTAGCTCTAAACATGATTGTAAGGGGCGCAAGCAATCATTTTAGATAAGCCGAGCGCATAGGACTAAATTGCGAGTGGGGTAGTGTGGGTAGGTTGGCGGCACTCCACACTGACATTGGCACTCCAGGGAGCAGAGCAACAATAACTTATTTCACAATGAACACAGAAGATTGTAGGTTATATGACATTTTTAAGTATTATTCTTTTTCGAACACACGCTTTGCTCCCTGTTTGCATAGGAAGGAGATGAGATGACAACAAGAGAATTGATTAACGCATTGCTCGATTCGCCTATGGATGAAGAAGTCAAACTGTACATTGAAAAAAAGCATACAGATGAATATGGAATAGAATGTTCAGGATGGTTGTTTCATATAGATAGCATCGAACACAAGGTGCTTATAAAGTTTACAGATTGGAGAGACGAGCAGGCCGAGATACAAGAAGTCAAGACCGAGCCGAACAGTTCGGAAAAACCGAACAACTCAACTATTTCCAAAATGGAACAAGTTGAAACAATGTCTTGCCAAGAGTGCAGACATTATGTGGGAGAATACGAGTGCGAACCTGCAAGGAACAATGTTTGTGCCTATGAGCCGAAGGACGAGCCACAGACAGACTGTGCATGGAAGTGAGGTAGATATGTCAGAGATTATATATTGGATAGTGATGGGATTCTTAGCTGCATTCTGGCTATGCGGTGTTATCTGTATTTTTTCTGGTGGTAAGTTTATGGGGAAGGTATTTCACAAAATTATGGGATGGCACTGGCCTGACTTGGATGAACCACCAACAATGGAAGGTATAATTATTACATCACATTGCAGATACTGCGGTAAAGAAATCATGTTGGATTCACAAGGGAATTGGTACACATATGAGTAAGATAATCAGGAATCCAGATGGAACATTTACAATGGTAAAGCTGAAGAAGCGAAGCAAGAAGGGAGAAAAGAAATGATTATCATGACTGAAAAGAAGTTCCAGGAGAAGATGCAGAAGCTTCAGGAAGAGCAGTGGAGAATGGAGCGTGAAGCAAAAATGCTTGATCGCATCTTCGCTCTGGAAGAGAGAGTAGATAAGCTTGAAGGCAAAGAAACCTATTCAACACTGACTCCGGTAAGATAAGTTTTGAAGTGTGGGGCGAATTAACAGTCTCTTTTCGATATCGTAAAGACATTGAAAGGAGACTTTTATTATGCCTAAAGATCCACACATAACTGGTGGTATTCGGCATGATTGGGCAGCTATCAAGCATGAGTATGTGACAGATCCTAACGCATCACTCAGGAAGATAGCTAAAAAGTATGGTGTATCCCTTAACACCATTGCGAAGAAATCAAAGGCTGAAGACTGGTTCGCCACCAGAAAGAAAACACAAACGAAGATCGTTACAAAGGGTATAACGAAAACTGTTAATAAGATGGCTGACGAGCTGTCGAAGGAGTCTGACTTCCTGGAGCGCATGAAAGGCCATATGGATAAGATGCTGCAGGATGAGCAACAGTTCCAAAGGCACTTGGTTAATGAAGGTGCAGATACATTCTTTGGAACAGAAGAAAGGATCTTCGACAAGTATGATACCAGAGCCATGAAAGACTCAATGCAGATCCTGCAGATGATGGAAAGCATGACAAGAAGTCTGTATAACATCCAGAAGGCAGAGGCTCTGGAGAGACAGCAGATCGAGCGTGAGAGGCTTGAACTTGAGAAAGAGAGATTGGCTTTAGAGCGTGAGAGAAATGCTCTCAGAAACGGAAATACTGGCTCTGAGGACAACATGCGATATGGTGTGGTGCTGATACCAGAGGTAATAGACAATGAGTGACAACATTATCTGGCAGCCACAGCCAAAGCAGACAGCATTTATGCAGAGACCGGAGTTCGAGGCTCTGTATGGCGGCAGCGCAGGTGGTGGCAAATCCGATGCACTCGTTGCCGAAGCACTAAGGCAGGTGCAGTTCCCATACTACAAAGGACTGATCCTGCGTAAGTCATATCCTCAGTTATCAGAGTTGATCGACAAGAGCTTGCTGATATATCCGAGAGCTTATCCAGGTGCTACATACAACAGCACAGCACACACATGGACATTCCCAAGTGGAGCGAGGATACGCTTCGGATCTCTGCATAACAGCAATTCAAAGTATGACTATCAAGGTCAGGCTTTCGACTACATAGCGTTCGATGAGCTGACTCAATTTGGATTTGATGAGTACATGTATCTGATATCAAGATGCAGGCCGAATGGAGCAGGAACACGATGCTATGTCAGAGCTACAGCTAACCCAGGCGGCATAGGTCATGGATGGGTGAAGGAGCGATTCATAGATGCTGCACCACCAATGACACCTATCGAGGATGACATCACTGTAGAGGATACAAAGGGCAGGAAGGTCACTATCAGAAGGCAGAGGATCTTTGTGCCTGCGACAGTATTCGACAACCAGGTGCTGCTGACTAATGATCCTAACTACATCGCTACACTTGGTATGCTGCCGGAAGCTGAGAAGCAGGCTCTGCTCTATGGAGACTGGAACAGCTTTAGTGGTCAGGTGTTCAACGAGTGGCGCAATGATCCTGCTCACTACGATGACAGGTTATGGACTCATGTATGCAATCCGTTTCCTATACCACCAACATGGCCAATTATTCGAGGTCTTGACTGGGGTTACTCTCGCCCATTTTCACTTGGTTGGTACGGAGTAGCTCCTGGTGGACATTTATACAGATTCCGTGAGCTTTACGGAACTACAGGTGCGCCTAACATTGGCATTAAGTGGACTCCGCAGCAGTGCGCAGAGAAGGTGTGGGAGATAGAACACGAAGATCCTAATCTCGTTGGCCGTGACATTTACGGAGTAGCTGATTCAGCGATCTTTGCATCCGATAGCGGTGTACCTATCATAGAAGCGTTTGAAAGCGTAGGACTCTATTTTGACAAGGCATCGAAGCAGAGAATAGATGGCAAAATGCAGTGTCATTATTATCTGGCCTTCAATGAATACGGAGAGACAATGTTCCATGTATTCAAAACATGCAAGCACTTCATCCGGTGCATTCCTGCTCTTGTCTATGACGAGACTAATGTTGAGGATGTGAACACCAAGCAGGAAGATCACAATTATGATGAATTCAGGTATGTCGTGATGAGCAGGCCGATAGAGCCGAGAGTGAACATTCAGCCTGATGATACTCCGTGGACACCACCACCAGAAGATCCATTGGATATGCTCGATGATGGCGGTTACGTTGATCCATTCGATATCGTCAGAATGTATGGATAGAAAGTGAGGTAACGATGGAAGATAAGAAAGACTTTGTACTGGGTGAAGCCAGGAAGTTTGGCAAGGAGCAGGTCGAGCTTGCGCTTGCGGATATGAAGGACTACTTCGCAGGCAAGGCAAGCATCGATGCCAAAGCTACTGCCAATGAGGAATGGTGGAGAGTCAGACACTGGGGTGTTCTTGCTGACAATAATGAAGGACTGAAGGAAGGGGTGTCTGTCGGATCTGCATGGCTGTTCAATTCATTAGCCAACAAACACGCAGATGTAATGGACTCATTCCCAAAGCCTAACATCCTGCCAAGAGAAGCAGACGATGAAGGAGAGGCCAAGATACTGACGAGCATCGTTCCGGTCATACTTGAAGAGAATGATTATGAGCAGGTGTACAGCGACAAGAGCATCGACTTCAATAAGGATGGTGCAGCCATCACTTCAGTGCTGTGGGATAACACTAAGCATGATGGCATGGGTGATATCGCTATCAATGTGGTCGATGTACATAACCTTGCATGGAAGCCAGGCATCAAGGATCTTCAAGATTCAGACAAGGTGTACTATGTGAGGCTTGAGGATGTGGATGTAGTGAGAGCCAAGTGGCCGAAGCTTGCTGACAAGATAGGAGCAGAGGACACTGGCACTGTGGTCAAGTACATCCATGATGACAATATCGATACTTCTAACTGTGTGGAAGTCATCGATGTCTATTACAAGAAGCCACAGCTTGTGCCTGTCGAGATGGAAGGTGTCGATGCAGAAGGTAATCCGACAAAGGTGAAGCTGTATGACATGCCGAGGATGGTGCTGCATCTTGCGGTCATCGTAGGCGATCAGCTTGCATTCTGCTCTGAGAATGAGCCTGGCTATGAGAATGGATTCTATGAGCATGGCAAGTATCCGTTCGTCATATCGAGGATGTTCCCTATTAAGGATACTCCGTGGGGATTCGGCTATCTCGATGTCATGAAGAATCCTCAGAGAGACATTGACAGACTCGATCAGGCCATCATCAAGAATGCGATGATGAGAGCAAGACCGAGATATTGGTACAAGAAAAACGGCAACATCAATCCGGAGCAGTTTGCTGACTGGAACAATGAGCTTGTTGAGGTAGCTACCGGAGAACTTGGAGATGCTGTCAGGAAGATAGAAGTCGATGATGTTCCTGCAGGTGCTATGAATCATCTGAGCAACAAGGTAGAGGAACTGAAGGAGACATCCGGAAACAGAGACTTCTCACAAGGAGCGACAACTTCCGGAGTCACATCTGGTACGGCAATAGCAGCACTCCAAGAGGCAGGCAGCAAGCTTGCGAGAGCAATAAACAAGGAGCTGTACAGAGGATTCAGAGAGGAAGTATATCTGGTCATCGAGCTGATAAGACAGTTCTACACTGAGCCAAGATCCTTCCGTATCGATGTCAAGGCTGCTGAAGCTCTGGCCGACTATGATCATGCAAAGCAGTATGAAGTCAGTGGCATGGGCAAGGACTACAGATTCATTCAGTACAGCAATGCAGGCATCGTATCGCAGGATGTAAGGCTTGAGAATGGCGCAGTCAGACACAGAAGACCGATGTTCGATATCAAGGTCACAGCAGAGAAGCAGTCACCATTCAGCAGAGCTGCACAGAACGAGCTTATCAAGGAGCTGTACTCGATGGGATTCTTTGATCCTAACAACACGCTGCCTGCAAGGACTGCACTTGATGCTATGGACTTTGAAGGTAAGGACAAGCTCATGCAGGAGATAGAGCAGAACAGCATGATAATGCAGCAGCTCGATGCAGCTATGGGCATGGTACAGAATCTCTCGATGATGGATCCTGGTATAGCACAGATGGCGATGCAGCAAGGACTGATAGCACCTGAACAGATGATGCAGATGCAACAGCAGGCCGCACCACCACAGAATGCACCAAAGCAGGAAGGCACACCAGAAGAGAGAGCTGCCAAAGCTGCAAGAGGCGGTGACAATTCACTCGCAGCACAGGCAAGAGTAGCTGCAGCAAATAGATCTATTCCGAGATAAGGAGACTGAGATGACTAAAGTAATGATGCATATCAATAAGGCAGGAGACATCATGTTCGATTGCCAGAATCATGCAGATGACCATGATGCCTGCACGATAATGTCAACACTGTGCAATGTCCTTGTGGAAGCTACGTTCATGGCAGGCAAAGAGCCTACAACGTACAACGAAGGGCATGTGAGGATAGATATATTCGATGCGGATTATCCGACTCTGGAAGTGTTCAGAGCTGTCATGGGAGTTATAAAGCAGGCAGCCAAGCAGCAGCCTGAGTTTATAAAAATCTACTAAGAAAGGAGACTCAAGGTATGACTACTACAAAAGCACTCGCAAAACTGTACAAGGCTATAGTCGGCAGCGATGGCAGGAACAGTGCAGCAAAGATCCTGTCCGATCTCGCTGATAATTGGTCTTCGGCAGGACTGAGCAATGCAGCAAAGATTCCTGCACTGCCTACTCTTCAGTCCAATGGCACTAAGTATTATGTGCTGAAGGTGGTAAAGAGTTCGTCCGGAACTACTTACACCTGGGATGAAAAGACATTCACTTAATACGTTATCACTAATGGATGTATATTGTTGTTTCGGAGTGTGGGGCGAAAAGCTCCGCACTCTTTTTTTATACTCAAACCATGATCAAGAAAGGTTCGCAACCTATAACAGCAGAAAGGAATTTGATTATGACAATTGAAAAATTCAGATGGAATTTCCACCTATTCGATGGTGAAGGCGGTGGAGATGCCGGAGAAGCGACAGCCAGTTCGTCTGAGTCTAAGCAGGATGTGAAGAAGATCCAGTACGGAAAGTCATCCGAAGGCGAAGGCCAGACACCAAGTCAGGTCGGCTCTGACAATGGCAGTGGGGCAGATGACCTCAGTGCAGAATGGGAAGCTCTAACAGGCAAGGGCGGTAAGTTCCATGACATGTTAGGGCAGAGAGTCTCAAGTGCTATTCAGGACAGATTCAAGAATCAGGCAGATTTACAGGCGCAAGTAAATGGGATCGCAGATGATCTATCGCCATTGTTCATGAACTACGGACTGAAGCCAGGAGACTTTGAAGGACTGAAAGCTGCAGTGCAGAGTGATGACACCTTCTACAAATCTGGAGCAGAGAAAGCAGGACTCGATGTCGAACAGTACAAAGAGATGCTAAAGCTCAAAGCTGATTCCGAGAGGCTCAGCCAGATCACGCAGGAGTTTCAGCATGAGCAGGAAAGGCAGGCCAAGTACGCAGAGTGGGAAGCGGATACTGTAGAACTACAGCAAGCGTTTCCGGCATTTGATCTCGCATTAGAGATCGAGAACAATGATATGTTTGCGCAGCTTCTCGATAGTGGAGTCGATGTTCGCACAGCGTTCCTCAGTACGCATGTGGATGAGATCCTCAATGGAGCTAACGCATATGCACAGAAGGCGGCTACAGCGAATGTAGTCAGCACTATACAGCAGAGAGCTGCAAGACCAATGGAAGGCGCACTTAATCACGCACCTGCCATACAGCGCAAATCAGATCCTTCGTCACTGTCAAATGAAGACTTGGACGAGATCAACAGAAGGGTAGCAGCAGGAGAGATAATCTCCTTCTAAGCTATATCTCCCTCGTCTGAGTCAAATATAGATGAAGGGAGAAGAACAATGAGAATTTTTGAATACGATTTCCATCTCTTTGCGACTACATCTCCGCAGCAGAGATACACACCACTGAATCCTAACTACACAGGACAGCACTACAGTGCAAATCCGGATACGGATGAAGGAACATATACGCAGCTTCAGGATCTGTCACCAGAAATGAAAACTTTCTATGACAAGAACCTTATCAGACTTGCAGAGCCGGAGCTTGTACATGATCAGTTCGGTCAGAAGAGGCCGATTCCTGGCGGCAATGGCAAGACTATCGAGTTCCGCAAGTTCAATGCACTTCCTGCAGTTCCGGCAGATCGTGCGCTTGTAGAAGGTATCACACCTGATGGTCAGAACTATGGTGTAACGGCCATCACAGCTACAGTAAGCCAGTATGGTGGATACATCACTATCACTGACATGCTGAATCTCACTGCATATGACAATCAGATGCAGGAGATCATGAAGATTCTTGCTTCTCAGGCAGGTCAGGTATCTGACAAGATCACCAGAGACATCCTTGCTGCAGGCACAAACGTAATGTTTGCTGACCACGGCAACGATGGCAACGATGAGAGAAGCGATCTTGCAAGCGATGATGTTCTGACAATCGAGGACATCAAGAAGGCTGTAAGGCTCCTGAAGAGAGTCAATGCAAGACCTATCCAGGGCAGCTTCGTAGCTATCGTACATCCTGATGTAGCATACGATCTCATGCAGGATTCTGAGTGGATCGATGCTAACCACTATGCAGGAAGCACCAAAATCTTTGAAGGCGAGATCGGAAAGATGTACGGAGTACGCTTCGTAGAGACTACGATGGCTAAGATCTGGAAGCCAAGCACACTGCCAATCTACGGCACACTGGTACTTGGTGAGAATGCATACGGAGTCACTTCGCTCAATGGCGGTGGAATCGAGACAATCGTGAAGCAGCTTGGTAGCGGTGGAACTGCAGATCCTCTCAACCAGAGAGCAACAGCAGGTTGGAAGCTCAACAAGACCGCAGTCATCCTTGAGCAGTCTTACATGGTAAGAATCGAATCTGCAGCTTCGTTCGGAAGTGATGCAGTAGCCAACTAATCCAAGCTCCACTGAAAGGAGCAAGACATGGCAACTAACAAATCTGATAAAGAGGAAAAAGTAATGGTGATGATCCCTTACATAGAAGGGCAGGATCCGGAAGTGACAGTCATTGTCAATGGACACATTACTAAGATCAAGAAAGGCAAGCAGGTGGCTGTCTCACGGCAGGTAGCAAGCGTTCTTGAGAACAGCAATGAGCAGATGATGGTGGCATGGGAGAATCAGCAGGCACTCAAATATCAGAAGCAAGACCTGTAGGTCAGAGTGGCGAGGATCTAAAGCAGGTTCTCGCCACTAATTATTTATAGAGAGAAGGAGAGTAAACATGACACTAAGAGATTTACTGAACAAGATAAGCGATGAGAAGCCTAACAGCTTTTCGGAAGCCAAGCTGATCTCCTTCGTGAATGAAGTAGAAGCTGAAGTCGCTGAAGAACTTCACATAGAGGATGTGCCAGTGTATGAGGATAATCATGTGGATCTCGACAAGACACTGCTTGTCCATGCTCCTTATGACAGACTGTATATCTCATACGTGAAGGCTATGATCGACTACACGAATGAAGAGTATGAATCATATGCCAACAACCAGGCGCAGCATGTGCAGGACTACAGAGACTTTGTTGACTGGGTAGTAAGGACTGGGCAGGTAGCACGTAACAATGCTGTCACAAGGTTCAGAAACATTCTGTATTAAGGCGGTGATAGTATGGCGAATTTAGTAGCACCAGTAACATCACTTCAGCCACTGGAAGAGCGCATCATCGAGTTCAGAGGACTGAACAGACAGCACTTCGTTGAGGATGGCGAGATGTCTGACATGAAGAATCTGACATCTGACAACTATCCTTTGCTCTGCCCAAGAAAGCTCAGAGGACAGCTTGAGCTGCCTGAAGATGTAGCCAAGCCTCTGAAGATAATGACCAAGTTCGAGCGCATTGCAATGATCGCCAAAAAGACGGATGACAGCATAGCATTCTTCTACGATGGCAATGAAGTGACAAGCGTGACCGGACTGACAGAAGACACGGAGATGGTAGCTATCAACACCAAGATATGCTTCTTTCCGCAGAAAACTTATCTGACACTTGTACGTGGCAGCAGCTCTGTGACCATTGGAGCGTTTGGACATCTGGACACATCGCAGTCTCTGACGAGTGCGACAGTAACTATCAGCAACGAGAATGCGAAGCTGACTGTTACTTCCGGCAGTGACTTCAAGTATGACGATGCCATAGATATCAATGGAACACTGTACTACACACCAAGTGGCGGTACTGCTACATCAAAGGAATGCATAGTATCCTGCATCATTGAAGAGGTGAATGGCAACGAGCTGACTCTTCCGAGAGAATCATTCATAGAGCTGACCGGAGCAGGAGCGACAGCTATCACATTCACTGGCACAGTCAAAAGAGAGATTCCTGATCTGAAGCACATCATTGAGTGGAACAACAGACTGTGGGGCGCATCAGATGATGACAACACCATCTATGCCTGCAAGCTTGGAGATCCTACGAACTGGAAATACTATCAGGGAACAAGTCTTGATGCCTACTATGCACAGCAAGGCTCTGATGAGAACTATACTGGCAGTGCTGCATATTCTGCGCATCTCATCTTCTTTAAGCCTAACAGCATGATAAAGGTGTACGGCACATCTCCTTCGACATTCCAGGTGAACAACACTGTCTGCTATGGAGTCGAGCCAGGGAGCAGTAAGTCGGTAGCCATAGTCAATGACACTGTATTCTACAAGTCATCTATAGGCATCATGGCCTACGATGGCGGTACACCATACAGCATATCTGACAGATTTAATGTCAAGTTCGGTGATGTGGTAGGCGGTACGGAAGGCAGGAAGTATTATGCATCCATCAAGACAGAAGACGATGTGTATGAGCTGATGGTTCTCGATGTCGATAAAGGACTGTGGCACAAGGAAGACGATGCGAGGTTCAGATCCTGCTGCACTCTTGATGGCAGGCTGTACTTCATCGAAGATGTTGGAACAGAGGACTTTGAGAAGGATAAGGTATACATCATCAATCCTGAGACAGCTACAGAGACAAAGCTGCAGAGAGACTGGATGGCTACGTTCGGTGCATTCGATGAGCTTGTCGAAGATAGGAAGATCTACAGCAGGATGTCACTGCGCTTCATAGCACAGCCTGGCACAAAGGTAGCTATCTACATCAAGATGGATGATGGCGAGTGGGAGCTTGTGAAGAAGTTCGCATATGCAGGCACTGGTGGCGAGACTGTTCCAATAGTACCGAGAAGATGTGACAGATTCTCCATCAAGGTAGTAGGCACTGGAGATTGCGAGATAAAGTCTCTTACACGGAGATTCCGCAGAGGAAGTGGGGTGAAGTAATGATACTCGATTACAATACAGATCCTAATATCACTCCAGAAGAGATGATACAGTCTCTCAGAGACAACGTACAGCTTGCTCTGGATGAGCAGCAGATGATTATCGACAACTTTTCTAAGTCGCTGCTGAAAGCGTTTGGTGCAGATGTCAGCAAACTGAGGAATGATTTTAATTCATTCTCTGAGCAGATGCAGGCTGTAACGCAGGCATTGTCCGATTCAATCACAGAGCTTGTTGCTACAGTAGGCAGTCATACTGATGATATCGCAGGTTTGAAAGATCGAATGACAACTGCAGAAAACGGCATCAGTACAAATGCAGGAAACATCAGCACTAGCGCAAACAATATATCTACACTTTCAGGATACTACACGGCACTTGAAGCAAGAGTACGTGCGCTTGAAGGGCAGTAGGAAGGAGAACACAATATGAACATTGATTTTATAGATGGCATGATTATGCCGATTATAACGGCAGCAGCCTTGTGCATAGGCTTCGTGATGAAGAAGTGGATGCCGACAGATGACAAGTGGATACCTACAGTGCTGCTTGTCCTGGGTGCAATAAGCGGTGCGATCCTTTTTGGAGTCGATTACGAAGGCATTGTTAAAGGCATGGTTTCAGGACTTGCTGCGGTAGGACTGCATCAGGTATTCAAACAGCATATGAAATTGGAGCTTCAGACTTCATTTAATGGCGATGGCGATGACATGTATGAGGTGAACGAAGATGAAGATCAGAACGGAATGTCCGAAGAAGAATAACAAATACTACAACAATAAAAGTCATGGCGGTCTGAGTGATGCAGTCAATGGATATCCAATGATCAGTGGACTTACTGTCCTTGACAACTGTGTCGGATGGGCGAATTCTCGCTTTAACGAGATCATTAACGATCCTAACCTTGATGGCATAGTAAAGAAGTTCAAGTATCAGCTTGTCTGTGATGCAGAAGACTTTATCGAGAGCGCAAAAAGACAAGGACTCAAGATCAATCCGACACCAATAGAAGGCGGTATCATGGTCTGGCAGAAGGGAGCTACTCTGGGCAGTGGTGACGGAGCAGGCCATGTCGCTGTTGTTGAGCGTGTATATGACGATGGAACTATTCTGACTTCCGAGTCCGGATGGGCATCGTGGACATTCAAGACAGTACGCAGAGACAACAACAATGGCAGATGGGGGCAGAATTCTGCATATAAGTTCAGAGGCTGCATCATCAATCCTGCGGTCACAAATCCTAAAGTAGTGCCAGTACCGCCACTGAATGTTGATGGCATTGGCGGTGCTTGCACAGTAAGAGCATTACAAAGATTCTTCGGTACACTGCAGGATGGAGTTCTCTCGGGACAGAATAAAAACTGTGCTAAATACTATCCGGCACTCAAGGCTGTCGAGTATGGCAAGGGTGGAAGCACCTGCGTAAAGAAGCTGCAGTCATGGCTTGGCATCACATCAGACGGAGTATGGGGGCAGAACACTTCCAAAGCACTGCAGAAGAAGCTTGGTGTCGATGCTGATGGAATTTTTGGCACTAACAGCATGAAAGCTCTTCAGAAGTTCCTCAACAAATATCAGAAGGTAACAGATGTTCCTGCACAGTCTACTCCCAGTGTAGAGCCGGACAAGGACAAGAAGGTATATAACTTCATCGATGTCTCTGACTGGCAGAGCAAGATTGACTGGGCAAAGGTCAAGGCTGCAGGAATAGACGGAGCTATCATCAGATATGCAGACGGAACTACTCTTGATAAGCGGTTTGCTGAGAACATGACGAATGCTATCAATGCAGGACTCCATGTAGGATCATACATCTTCTCAAGAGCTAAGACTAAGGCTGAAGCAGAGAAGGAAGCAGAGAGACTGTTCAATGCCTGCAAGCCATACAAGTACGATATGCCTCTGTACATAGATCTTGAGGTATCGACACTTGCCAAGTATGCAGACACAGTCGCTGCAGCATTCCTTAATAAGATGGCTGCACTTGGAGCGAGAGGCGGTATCTATGCGAATCTGAACTGGTGGAACAACTATCTCACCAAGACAGCAAAGAACTACTCCGCATCCGCATTCTGGATCGCTCAGTACAATGACACGATGGATTATAAGCCTGCATCTGCTATGGGCATGTGGCAGTACACATCGTCCGGCAAAGTGAATGGCATCGAAGGCAAGGTCGATAGGGATAAATGCTATGTGGCCTACTGGAAGAAGGAAACGGATCCTGGCGGCAAAGAGCCAGAGCCTGAGAAGCCAAGTGCATACACTGGTAAATATCCATCGACAAAGCTTGAGAAAACACCTGAGCAGGTCATAGCTGATGCTTTGCTATTCAGTAAATGGATAGTCAATGACAATCGCTTCGGTTATGGTAGGCAAGGCGGCTCTAAGTATAAAGGCTCTAAGGCATATAGCATAACACACAGTGGTGGCTGCCATTTCTGCGGAAGCAATGCTCACAAGATTGCTGAAGCGAAGAAGGCAGGACTAAAGGATCCTGAACAGTGGGAATACACTTATGTATGCAATACATTCGTTCATGCCTGCTATGCTCACGCAGGTGTTCCGTCTATGCTCAAAGCCAAAGGGCATGCTTGGTGGATCGGCAGCTATCAGAAATCCAAGTATTGGACAGAAATCAAAAAGCCTTCCAAGATCACAGATCTAAAGCCAGGCGATCTTCTCGCCTGGGGAAGCAATGGCGGTAGTTCAGGCCACTTCTGTATGTATGTTGGTAACGGCAAGGGCAGAGAAGCGACAAGCGGTGGACTTGGTGCAACATTTACACAGGCACAGTGGAACAAGTCGATTCGTGAAACAGATTTCAGCAGGCACTTCAAGGCAGCTCAACATGTGTTCAGACTGACTGGCTCTATCAATACAACAGCCAATATCAGATATGGCGAGGTATCCGACAGAGTAAAACATCTCCAAGAGTTCCTTAAATGGTATGGCTTTGATATTTCAGCAGATAAGTGCTTTGGAGATGCTACTTTAAAAGCAGTCAAGAAGTTCCAGAAGGATCAGGGCATTACTGTTGATGGCATTGTTGGCTCTGCAACTATTGCCAAAATGAAAAGTGTTAGAAAGTAGGTGATCAAATGAGCAATACAATAACAGCATATTTCAAAGGCAGAATAGGTGTTGCAGAGTCGGTCTATCAGAATGATTATGGCATTGTCATGGCATTTGACAGCATAGATCTTCCGGCACACTTTGACTGCTACTTTAGCAGGCTCAATCAAGAGGAAGCTTTGCCTGGTCTTGGTGCAGACAACAGAGTAACTATTCCTAATAGCATACTTGCGAATCCAGGGAATGTGACTATACATATTCCGCTGCATACTGGAGAGGATGACAGCGAGGTAGAATACGTTATCTACTTCAAGGTCATCGGCAGAGCAAGACCGATAGACGATGGCACACCAACACAGATGACAGCTATCGAGAGAGCATTAGCTTTATTGTCGCAGCCTATCACCAATATTGAAGAGATCGTAAATGAAGCCTTGTCTTTTACTGGTGATACATTTGCTGAGATGAAGCAGGAACTTCAGGATGACTTCGATAATTACACAGAGACTCTTGAAGGCGATCTTGCTACATGGAAAGGTGGGGTGGAGTCTGATATAGATGATGTCGAAGCAGACTTTGCTGTTCTTCAGGGGCAGTTTGACACGGCAGTCGCTGCTGTCACTACAGACACGGAAGTCACAGACATCAGAGTGGGCGCAGATGGTATCACATACACCACAGCAGGCGAAGCTGTCAGGGCACAGTTTTCTGATTCAAGGGACGATTTAGAATCTGAGCAAGATGATGGTCTGTACCATAGGTATCTTTCATGGGAGCATGGTGGAATAGACAATGCCACAGGAGAAAACAACAATGAGGGCAGTTTAGTACGTTCAAGGATGCCTGAGTATCTGCTTTGTGCAGACTATGAAACAATAACAATAGACTCATCAGATACAGCATATGTCATTTATTATAAGGCTGATAAATCTTTTAAGGACTCTGCGGCTTTGCGTACAGATACATCCCCTGTAGTAATAAATAAAAATGCTACATATTTTCGTTTAGATATGAGAGCGAGTCTTGATATGACTTATCATATTAGATTGTACCAAAAAACCAACTTGACATTGTTTAAAGATACTATTCAAAAGGAGATTGCAACACAGATCTATTTCTACCAAAATCGAGCATTTATTGAAGAAGATCCTACGAACAAAAAAGTCTTTTTCTCTGCGCCATACGAATTGTATGTACGATATGGGAAAGATGGAACTGCGAAAGCCGTAAAGAATTTAAACATGAGCGGCCTTGCAGGAGAATTAAATGTAAGTTTAGTTACATCAACAAGAGGAATTACGAACTGTATTGCTATAAATGATGAGTATGCACTTGTGTACGATACGAGTTCAAACACATTCGCTATTGTCCACAGAAACTCCGTGACCAGTGACTATGTCCCTGTCATTGTTCAGAATGGTGGATACATAACATATGCACATTCAAGCGTGAGCGCACTTTTACAGCCAAACAGAGCCAATACATATGCACAAGTGTATTTTCAGTTGGATGAGGGCGATGTAGAAGAAGATGTAAATGATAAAAAAGTATATTTTCACGCTAAGCATAATGTTTCACTAAGATATGGCGCAAACGGTGGTGCGTTGGCAGGAAAAGATGTCAGTATGGCTAATTTGGCAACCGAGTTAGGAGTTAGTCTTGTGACATCTCCAAATGGGATTGCTGATTGTATAGCTATCAATGATGAGTATGCACTTGCTTTTGATATATCTACTCAGAAATTTGTACTTGTTCATCGTTTTAACTTAACAAACAATCAAATTCCGCTGATCGTTCAGAATGGTGGTTTTATAACCTATGCGAGTTCATACTTTTTAAAGAAGCTTGGACTAAGGGGTGGTGGCGATAAGCCTACACCTGATGCTGTTATACCGCCATATTGGTATTCTGCGCTTGCTGAAGCAGAATTATCAATAAACAACTTTTTGGTGGCAGATGAAAACTCCGCATCTTTTGGATTCGTAACCGATACTCATATTGGACTTAATAAAGGATATAGTGGAGTCCTGCTTGATAGAGTAATGAAGGATTGTCACATTCCAGTGTGGTTTCATGGTGGGGATGTTGTATCAGGCAATGGCATCATTTCCGCTACATCGCTTGTAGGAGAAATGAATGCAGACTTTGCACAGTTTAGCTTGGTAGAAAATTTAGGATTAAGAGCTGTTGGCAATCATGAGCCTGCGTATGGTATTGATAATAATTATGACAGCAATTTGACCAATGCTGAAATCAATCATTATTATCACGGAGTAGATCGTGAGAAGTTTCTTCAGGTATATGGGAACGAAAAAGGCTATTTCTATAAGGACATTCACAAAGACAAGTTAAGATGCATTTGCCTTGACATTATTCCTTATGAATCGCAAATTGATTCTTCGCATAAAGTGACTGGCGTTAACAAACTCTACTATCATCAGTTCGGATCCGAACAACTTGCGTGGTTTGCAGATGTACTTGAAAGCACTCCAAATGATTATTCTGTAATTGTTTGTTCCCATATCGCACCAGTGTCGCTTGCTGAATTAAAAACGCTTGATAATGAATGGAATGAGAGCGTACCGATTGATTACCTGCAAGCACGAAAGATAGCTGAAGCGTATGCGCTCAAGTCAGCATACTCATTTAATGGAGCTATTACTGGCGATGCGACTGGAGACAGCTACAATATTGATGTAGATTTCGCATCTACACATGGCGAATTTATATGTTTTTTCTGTGGGCATACTCACAAAGATTTTATGCTCCAACTTGACAACGTAAACATTGTAGGTACAGCAAATGACTCATTTCCAAGATCCGTTAACGCCTCTTCGTATGCGCCAGTAAAAACAGCAAGCACAAACACAGAACAAATCATGGACTTCTTCTGTATCATTCCATCAGCAAGAACTGTGAAAGTTGTGAGACTTGGAGCGTATCTCGAAGCTAATGGCAAAGTGAGAACATTTACTTATTAAAGGCAGGTGATGACTTATGACGGAAGCAATCGTAGTGGCATTGATAACAGGAGCTGTGACAGCACTCTGCACCTGGATGACAGTGAGATCCGGCAATGAGAAATTGCTGATGGAGATGAAAGCAGAGATACAGACACAGCAGGCAGTGCAGGATGAGAAGATAGCAGAGCTGACAAGAGAAGTACGCAAGCACAATGAGTTTGCAGTAAGAGTTCCGGTGATAGAGGAAAGACTTAGAACACTATCAAAGACTGTATGAATATGGTATAATAAAAGTAGCCAAAGCGTTGAAATTTCAAGGAGATAGAGACATGGAAGACTACAGAAAAGATGTGCCATATATCGTATATGAGAGTGAAGCAGCGAGGCATGAGAGGACTGTCAAAAGGCTTCTCATGGCCTTGCTCATCACAATACTGTTGATGGTTGGCACAAACATGGCATGGCTGTATGTGTGGAATCAGTATGACTTTTCATCCGAAGAGTACACGATAGAGAATCACGAAGATGGTAATGCGAATTACCTTGAGTCTGGGTATGATGGGGTGATCAACAATGGCATCGAAAATTCAAGTAAAGAGAAAGACAATAACTAAGCGTAACAGATCCAAGAGTAAAGGAACTGCACGCAGAAAGAAAGTGACTGTCCGTTCGACAGGCAAAGGCAGTGCTAATTATTTAGCAGCATCAAGGCATAGACCATGAGAGACTATTCAAGGACTGAGCTGAATAACACGATAGACGAATGGATCCTGAACGAGAAGTACAGAGCTATCCTGAAGCGCAGGTTGTTAGATGGGATATGCTATGAGCCACTAGCAGAAGAGTTCGATATGTCGGTCACTCAGATAAAGCGGATAGTCTATAAAGGACAAGAGAAGGTGTTTAGGCATCTAAAGTGATATGAAAATGGCACTCTGGCGCACTCGTCAGGGTGCTTTTTTATTGCGAAAATTTGAGAAGAAAGGCGGTGATGAGCATGGCTTACATTGAATATAATCCGAATCCTGTTGGCAGGAAGGTTGGAGACTGCGCTGTTAGGGCAATCTCAAAAGCACTTGATATGGGGTGGGAAGCTGCGTACATAGCACTTACCATTAATGGTTTACAGATGGGGGATATGCCTAACAATGATGTTGTGTCTTCGGCCTTGCTTCGTATGCATGGATACAGACGAATGAACATTCCTAACGATTGTCCTATGTGTTACAGCGTGGAAGATTTTTGTGCAGATCATCCGCATGGGAGATATGTGCTTTACTGCGGTGGCCATGTGGTTTGTGCAATCGATGGGGATTGGTTCGACAGTTGGGATAGCGGTTCGTTAATAGTGCAATCCGTGTGGTACAGAAAGGAGAATGAATGATGGCTTACAACTATTTTCCACAGAATTATCAGATGCCTGCATATTATCCGCAGGTACAGCAGCCACAGATGCCAGGGACACAGATGTCCTTAGCAAATCAGCCACAGCAGCAGGCAAGCACAGATATCAAATGGGTGCAAGGTGAGGCCGGAGCTAAGAGCTATATGGTAGCACCTAACACAAGTGTGACTCTGTGGGATTCAGAGGCTCACACGATCTACATCAAGTCGGCTAATGCATCAGGACTTCCGAGTATGACGATCATAGACTACACCATACGCAATGACTCAGCGCAGGACAGAGCTGTGTTAGCTGAGAGCGACTTTGCGAAGCAATCTGATGTGGATTACCTAAAGAGTGAAATCGAAGCTCTCAGGGCAAAATTTGGCGAAATAGAAGGGAGCAAGAAGAAATGAATATCAATCCAATGCAGTTTATGCAGCAGCTCAATCAGCTAAAAAGTAGAGGCGGTGATCCTAATCAGATGATACAGCAGATGCTCAATTCCGGAAGGATCTCTCAGAGCCAATATGATGCTGCCGTAAAGCAGGCACAGCAGATACAGAAGATGTTAACACCAAGTGGCCATAGGTGATGACATAAATACCTAACTAAGAAAGGAGAACATATTATGGCATTTTCAGAAGAAAGTGGTAATGGCATGGTAATGCCTGTCGCTCCTATGTATGGTGGCGGCAATGGTAATGGATTCGGCTTCGGTGGTGACTGGGCATGGATCATCCTTCTTCTGCTCCTGGGATGGGGCAATAATGGATGGGGCAATGGTGGCTTCGATGGTGGAGCAGGCGGCCTCTATCCGTGGATGAATCAGGCAGAGATCACTTCTGGCGGTTTCCGTGACCAGATGATCAATGGAAACATCACAAGCATCAGGGATGGACTCTCTGATATCAGCACACAGCTTTGCAATGGATTCGCAGGAGTCAATGCAGGAGTAGCTAACGGATTCGCTCAGAGTGAGATCGCAGCCAATGCTCGTCAGATGGCAGACATGAACAGAAGCTTTGCACTTCAGAGCCAGTTCGCTGACTGCTGCTGCGAGAACAGACTTGGCATCGCAGATCTGAAGTACACAATCGCTACAGAAAACTGTGCTGACAGATACGAAGCGGCAAGCAACGCCAGAGATATCATCGACTCCCAGGTTCGTGGAACGCAGGCTATCCTCGATAAGCTCTGCGCTTTGGAGTTAGATACAGTCAAGCAGGATAACGCTAACCTGCGCACACAGCTCAACATGGCAAGCCTTGCAGCATCACAGAATGCGCAGACAGCAAGCATCAGAAACGAGATCATCAGCGAGCTGCGTAGCTGCCCAATTCCGTCACAGCCTGTATACGGAAATACTCCGATCTTTACATGCGGTGGCAACAATGGTTGCGGATGTGGATGCGGTAACAACTTCTAAGGGGGTGCGACATGGCAGAGTTTGTTTATAACGATAGGCAGATTGTAAATGCCAATCAGCCTGTGATTCTCAGAACATCTATCCCTTGTGGAAAGAATTATGTTTTTCATCGTAACGAGTCAGGGATTATAACTCTTCGTGGCATCGTCAATAATCCAAACGCTTGCTTTGCGAGATACCAGGTTACATTCAACGGAAACATAGCGGTTCCTGAAGGCGGTACAGCTCCGGCTGCGATCAGTGTGGCACTTGCTCTGGATGGAGAACCTATTCTCACATCTAAGGCTATCGCTACTCCGGCAGCAGCTGCAGAGGCAGCACCATCAAATGTGAACTTCTTCAATGTGACATCGACAGCAGTCATCACCGTACCAAAAGGATGCTGCTTTAATGTTTCAGTAGAGAACACATCAGAGAGTGCTACACCTGCTACAGTACCTGCACCTGCTATTGAAGTACAGAATGCTAACCTGACTGTCACAAGAATAGCGTAGAAAGGAGAAAGATATGCACAAGCTTTATAAACTGAAAGATGCACTTGTCAAAGAGCTTTCTGACTATGGCGAAGAAGGTGGAGTCACTAAGGCTAATCTTGATACTATTGATAAGCTTGCTCATGCTGCCAAGAATGTAGCAAAGACTATCGAGTGCTGTGAGAAAGATGAGTACAGCATGGCTATGGGTGGTGGCTACTCCAGAAGAGGCGGTTACTCTATGAGGCACTACTATGACGATGGCTCTTATGCAGATGGTGACTACAGAGCTGCGGATGGCATCAGGAACTATGTAAGGCCGGATGGATCTTATGCTGACAGTTCTTATGCGAGAGGCAGAGGCGCAGGAGCTAAGAGAGATGCTATGGGCAGATACTCAAGTGAAGGCGGTGTGGATGAACACACTAAAGAAGAACTGCGTAAGCTCATTGAGAAGATGTAACTGAACTTACTGAAAATGGGGCGAGTCTGAAAAGGCTCGCTCTGTTTTTGTGTGGGGCGAAATACAACTGAAAATTCAATATCCTATCGTTGTGAAGTGGATTCTTTAGAAAGGAGATCGAGCAGATGGCTAAAAAGAAAACTACTAAGAAAAAGACGAGTTCAAAGCCTTCAGCACCTGCGGCATATGTTCCAAAAACGTATACATCACAGTATGGCGGTCAGATAAATGCTGCGCTGAATGACATAACGAACTTCAAATATGATCCTTTGCAGGATGCTTCGTATCAGGCATTAGCAAAAGTCTATGGCGCAAGAGGAAACATAGCAGCCAAAGATACTCTGGCAGATGCAGCAGCACTCAATGGTGGAATGCAGACTTCATATGCTGTGTCAGCAGCACAGCAGGCACGAAACCAGTACAACCAGGAGCTTGCATCACTGATACCTGATCTTGAGGCAACTGCTTATAACAGAGCGCAGACAAGGTACAATGCTCTGATGGATGCGGATAATGCTGCTTATAACAGATTCAGAGACACTGAAGGAGACAGACAGTGGGGATGGACAAATCAGTATAACGCATACAGAGATAAGATGGCCGACTATCAGTGGGCAAAGGAGTACGCATTGTCAAAAAAAGGTAGCTCCGGTGGCGGTGGTGGTGGCGGCCGGAGAAGATCAGGCGGTGGCAGCGGTGGCGGCTACTCAGGATCCACCACAAGCGGTGGCGGTATGCCAATAACAAAAGAGGATTACAACAATATCCTTAATAAGAACAAGAAGAAAGAGGTATATGGGCCGCAGCAATCAACAGCAGGACTTATTAGAACTATTGCTAATAATGCTGTTAAGAAAGTAAAAAAATAGCTACATAGGCGAAGGCGATATGCTTTAGCAGTAGAAAGAGGTTTTACTATGGCAAGAGATTATTACGATGAATCAAAACCTAAGAAGAAGAAAAAGGAGACTCCGAAACCACAGAAGGTAACGAAGTCTCCTTCTGTCACGAAAGCAATCAACAGGACATCGAACAGTACGTTCCTGGGCGGTGGCGCAGATGTAAAGAAAGCAGAGAAGAGGACATCAGCACCTACAAGAGTGACGAAGCCATCCGAGCGAGTACAGAGGACTCCTACAAGAACTACTACTCCGCAGAGAGCGACAGACACTGGCACACGAAATCAGACATCACGCACAAGCAGATTGACTGCAGCACAGACTCAGAAGACATACGGCACTACAAGGCCAAACCTGAAGACTGCCGAGGAAATGCGCAAGGAGCGTGAAGCGCAGCGCAAGGAGAGCGAGGCGAAGCGCAAACAGATGCAGCTCAAGAAGAGTGGACTTGCACCTGAAGATCAGCCAACTGCAGCACAGAAAGCTGCTACTGACAGAGCGTTAAAGAATACACTTCCGATTGCAAAGGAGAGTGCAAAGGGTGCAGCTTACGGACATCTGACAACACTGAACGATATAGCAAGCATCAAGTCTCAGGGCAATGGCAAGTCAAGGGAAGAGATCTATGATCCTAATCTTGCAGAGAAGTCGAGACAGCAGGCTGAACAGCGTGTAAAGAAATACCAGGCAAAGACGCAGGAAACCGAGGATGCCATTCAGAAACTGACCAAGAATGCCAAAGGACTTGAGAAGGCATACTACGGAGCTGTCGAGTCCGGTACTGGAATGCTCACTGATATTGGTGTTGGTGCGATTACAGGCACAGGACAGATAGGCTCACTCGCATCGATGTTCTCAAGAACATATGGATCTACAAGAGGCAAGGCACAGCAGGAAGGAGCGACAGAAGCAGAAGACAGAGCATATGCTGCAGCGCAGGCCGCAAAGGAAGTAGGCACTGAGCTTATGTTCCCAGGTGCAGGTCTTGCGAGAGGCTATGCAGGAAAGCAAGGTCTGAAGCTTGCAGACACGGCAGCTAATATTCTGACAAAGAATCTTAGAGGCAAGGCTGCGGATATAGGCGGTGCAGGTGTCAGACTTCTTGGTGGTGTCCTTGAAGAGAATGCAGAGGAAGTAGCAGGATGGGGACTTGATCCTCTTATCAAGGAAATAACCTATGGCAAGAATGTAAGAACACGGAATGCACAGCAGGCCATGAAGGAAAGGAGCAATGCACTCAGAGCAGAGATCCAGAACGAGGATGATGCGAGAGCTGCTGCTGCCTATCTCTCTTCGGATGATTTCTTTGAGCAGACAGTCAATGCATACAGAGAAGCAGGACTTAGCAAGAAGGATGCAGAGGAAGTCGCTGATAGGATGAGAGACTATCTGACTGCAAGTCTGACCGGAGATACTGATTCTATGGAGCAGATAGAAGATGAGGTATCAAAGAAGGTAGCAGGCTCAAAGAAGCTTGAATGGGATTTCGATGAGCTGAAAGATACTATCGCATCCACTACACTTCTTACTGCAGCAACTGGTCTTCCTGGAACTGGCATGACCGCAGTAAAGGGAGCAGCACTGAGAGATCAGCTTGGTGATGATGGTGTTCGTGCGCTTGCAAGTACAGCCATTGACTTTGAGGATAGCGAGATGTCTCTCAAGGCAAAAGCTATGAAGGCTCGTCTTGACTCCGGCAATGAGCTGACAAGTACGCAGGTATATGACTTGCAGGTAGGAATGCAGGAACAGATCCGCAAGGACACACAGAGAGAAGAGTCATCCAGGCGAATGGCTGACAAGAGGATAAAGAGCGATAACCTACTGACTCCGTATAGACAGAATGAGAATGGCGGCATAGATCTCGATGAGGCTACAGAAGCTTCGTATAGGGAGCATGTAAGCAGAGCAAATGAGATTATCGATGGACTGACAAGTGAGACAAAAGAATCACTGACAGCTAATGAGAAGGTAGACGGAAGCAAAGCTATTGCAGGATTCCAGACTGGTGTATTCACTATTGAAGATGCCAATACTCTGAACTACTCCAACACTACTGTCAGAGCCGCATTTGAGGAAGCGACAGGTGTGGATCTTGGTCAGTACGTAGTCAAGAATAAGGATGGCAGCGTAAATATTCCTGCCACTAACACCAAGACGAAGGATGCTCTGTTTGCTATGGCTGCAGATAATCTTGTGAAGTCAGCGCAGGCAGAGACAGCCAACTGGATGGATAATGCCAAAGGGCAGGTAGTCACTCAGGTATCTGCAAGAATGGGAGCAAGTGGCAGTGCAGTTCTGCAGCAGGCTCTTGATGATGTAGACGAGCGTGACAGATCCAAGTATATGATGACAGCCAATGCTGCAGACATGCTTTACCAGGCTGCACGTAACATGGGTACAGAATGGGAGAGCATTGCGCCTGAAGCGACAAGGATGTTCCCAGGCATATCCGAATCCAAGCTGAAGATGATGTATGAAGCAGGACTTGCTGATCGTGAGATGGCGAATGACAAGGCCAGAGGCAGGCAGGTCAGAATGGGGCAGGCTCTTACGGAAATGGGTGAGCAGGAGACAGCGACTGGCAAAGTATTCATCGATACTGAAGTTCCGGTCAAAGGCTCTGTCATAAGGACTTTCACAGAGATAGCCAAAAATCTTGGTGCTGATATTCACTTTGTTGATTACATCTATGATTCAGAAAACAATCCGATTGCAGGTGCTAATGGTTCGTATGATCCTAACACCAACACATTCTATCTGAATGTAGCGACTGGAGCTGAGACTAATATCGGCTATATCTTCATGCATGAGACTACACACTATCTCAAGACATATGCACCAGAGCAGTATCAGGCTCTTGAGAATCTTGTGCGTGAGAAGTGGTTTGCATTCAATCCTTCACAGATGCAGGATGCCATCGCAAGGAAGATAGAAGCATACAAGAGAGCGACAAAAGGACAGCAGGTGCTTACTGAAGAGCAGGCACTGGAAGAGATAATCGCTGATGCATCACATGACTTCCTCAATGATCCTGAGTTTGCAAGGCAGGTAGCTGAAGAAGACATGGGATTAGCGAAGGCTGTACTCGATTCTATCCGCAATGCGCTGCGTATGCTCCGCAGGATCTTTGCATCTGGCAGCATCGATGACGATACTCACATGAACAGCCTCTTCAGAGAGCTTGATATCATGGCAGAGGCTGAGAAGCTGTGGCTCGATGCATACAAGGTAGCTGTGCAGAACAGTGCTATTAATGCGGTAGATACGTGGCAGGATGATGTAAATGCACAGAGTAGTCTTTCCGTTAGCGATGACTATACCATTCAGGATGGCAATGCAAGGTGGACGGATGATCGCATTGATTACATCATTCGTGATAATGGTGAAAGATTCACAAACAAAACTCATGCATGGGCAGCCATGATCAATCCGAGAGATTTTCTTAAGCTGACACTTGATGACAGATATTTAGACTTATGGAACGAAGCTGCGCAGAATGTACCTGAAGAAGTTAAGGGGATGTCCTATGCTGAAGCAGATGAATATGTCTATCAGAAATTCAGAGAAACAGGAGAATGGATACATGACAATGAGAACTATCCTCTTGATGAGGAAGAACTTAGGGGCGAGCGTACAACACCATTCTTGAAGATTCTACAGGTAGGCAATAGTGTTAATGTTGATGGGCATGAAGGCAGGCATCGAATGAGAGCTTTGATGGAAGCAGGAATAAAGTCTGTGCCAGTGCTTATTACAACGAATGGCAGAAACGAGAAGTCAAACATTGACAGCCTAACTCTTAGATCACAGGAGTATGGATTCCCAGGGCCAGTCAACAACGGAGCAACAGTGAAAGTATCTGACCTTGTTCCGGTTACAGAAAATAATCGTGACGAGCTGATTCAGAAGTTTGGTGGAGAAGCGCAGGTAAGGTTCTCAATGTCTGAGCCTGTTGAACGAGTCAAGGATCTGATTGCTGTACACAACTTGAACGAAGAGGATCTTGTTGGCAATCTTGGACTTGGTGGTTTTCCGATGCCTTCAATAGCTATTACTAAAGACAGCATGGGGCATGAGAAGTATGGCGATATATCACTGTTATTCCATAGTGACACCATTGATCCAACAGTTACAAATGCAAACCAGGTGTTTGGTGGTGACGCATATACACCAACATTCCCAACTGTTCACTACAAGGCGAATAGCAAAGTCAGCAAGAAACTTGTTGATATGTATTATAACAACAGCAACACGCTTGGTTATGATGCAATGAGGCCTATGTATGAATATGCAGTCACTATAGACGATACTCTTGACAGAGTAGGTGGCGAGGCCAAGTTAATTGATAAAGCGAAAAAAGACACAGCTCTTATGAGGTTGTATCTTCGCATGAACGATAAAGATGTTGAGACTATCACAACTTCTACAACAACTTCTCTGTCTGATGCTGAAGTCGAAAGAAATGATTTCTGGATAAATGAACTTGGCAAAGATGCCATACTTGAAGCGAGGCCTTCTGATCTAAAAGGCAGAGAGGCAATGCAGCATTTTGCTAATTGGAGAGATGAGCGATTTGATGAGCTGAAAAAGGCTTACGAGAAACTATGCAGAGAAGTTTATGGTTTTGATGATGCCGAGATTAAAGAGGTCATGGCAGATGAAAAAACTGTAAAGAAAGAAATCTCGTCAAACATTGTTGCTGCAAGCCTTTATCTGAAGAATGGCAGAGACACAACGAAAACAGAAATAGACTACGCTGCCACAAATAAATTGGTCGAAGAGACAGCAAAAGCCAATGGATATGATGCGTGGGTAGATGATCTGTTCAAGGGCATAGAGGAAAAGTCTGGCATTAGAAATGATAAAGATTGGTATACTCCGGCAGGCAACAGAAGATCTTGGGAATCTTTACATGAGCCTGTTACCCTTGACAATGTTGTTCGTCAGATGAAGAAAGAGCTTGACTCTGGTGGTGGTACATTTTTAGGTAACAATCCAGTAGGAGCTGCACAGAAAAAATACAAAAGCCTTGATGAGATTCGTGCTGATGAAGACAGACTTCAGTATCTTGATGACGAAAACTATGGCAAGCTTCGTGAGCAAGCTACAGCAAAGCTTTCAAAAGTAGCTCATGAGATCTATGAAAATAGTCCAAAGCGGATGAACAGCTATGCTATGTTTGGCGCAATAGATGTTGGCTCGGATGTTGCTGAAGTTCTTAACAAGACGAGAAACAAAGACAAGCTTAAAAAGATACTTGAAAGAGATTATTCATATAATGTGTCAGAGCAGAACATGGATGATCTTATGGATGCGCTTCATGATCTTGCCAACTTGCCAACAGGGTACTTTGAAGCAAAGCCAAAAAGAGCCGTTAGGTTTGATGAAGTTAAGGCAGCTATTGTTCCAGAAGGGTTTGCTGACCATCTTAAAGCACAGCTTTCAACTTATGGTACAAGCATCTATGAATACAATCCTGAGATTGAAGGAGACAGGACTGAGAAGGTAAACCAGGCAGCTTCAGAGAATAATCTGCGGTTCTCGATATCCGAAACAGACTCTGATGGCAACATTCTGACTGATGGTCAGATGGAATACTTCAAGGATTCGCAGGCAAGGAATTCAGAAGGCAAAATGCAAGTGGTATACCACACTACAAATATGGGCGGTTTCACTGTGTTTGATCCGAAATATTCTGATGATAAGCGCAGCTTATTCTTTGCATCAAACTTTGATGTCAGTCAGACATACGGCACTAAAAAAGCAAGAAAGCCAATAGATTTGAATCCGCAACTTGAGAGAGAAGCTGTTGAGTATAAAGATTTGACAGAAAATGACTTAATGAAGATGGTCAACAATCATGGAGACTTCAGGGTGTGGACTCAAGAGGAATATGACAGCTATGTTCCAGTAGGGCAGGAGTCATATCATGGATACTTCTATAATCCATCTATAATGGAAGAATTTGAAAAGGAGTATCCTGATGGCAATTTCGCAGGTGGCTATAGGTTCTATGCCTATCTGAAAGATCTAAAGGAAGGCAAGGTAAAAGATGACGAGTATGTTCTAACATATTATGACAATCCTGGGCATGTATATGTTAAGGGAAAGACTATGGAAGAACTTCTCAAGAATCTGTCTCAGAGAGAATATGACAAGGCTGTTCGTGCTGCCGAAGAGGAATTCCGTCAAAGGCAAATCGATGCCAGAGCCGGTTACTATTCTTGCTATCTCAACCTTGAGAATCCTTTGGTTGTAGATGCAAATGGGGGATACTGGCACAGTATCGAATATAGAAGAGATGAGCCTACACAAGATGACATAATCACAATTGCAGAGAATGAATCAGTTAGAAAAGTATCGTATCTGGCATCAGAATTTGGAGACTACAATGATGATGGTGTTGCTCAGAAGCTTACCCTTGTTGTGAGAGGCTCTGAAAAGAACGAGGATGGGGAGTGGATTCCTTATGAATACAACGAATCATGGACAGTGAATCTTGACGATCTGGATGATCCTTATGATGCGAGTAGCGTACTCTCTGAAAACTTCTACAATTATCTTTGGAAAGACTTGCAGTTTCCTGACTTCTATATCGATGACATAATCAACGAGGCAGACAAACAAGGCGATATCGAATATGTGCCAACAAGTGTCAATCCTCATGGCCTTGAAGATTTTATTACCGAGACTGGCGGTGCTATTTATAACAAATGGGGATGGCAGGATTACATGGAAGACAATGGATATGACTTCGTGTACGCACCAACCTATAGCACAAGAGAACTTGCAAGTTTAGCGGAAGATGAAGGCTATGACGGAGTAATAATCAGGAATGTTTATGACATTGGTGGAGCATCAAAATTCAGAGGTAGCAATGCGATGTCAGACATCTTTATTGCGTTCAGTTCAGAGCAAGTAAAAGATACACGCAACGAAAATCCAACAGAGGATCCAGACATCAGATACAGCATCACTCCGGAAGACGATGCAATGGAATGGCTTGCTTCGCAGTATGAGCTTGACGATGTTCCTCTTGAAGATCCGAAGGCAGAAGAAGGCCGTGTGAGAATGGCCAAGTCAAAGCAGGACTTCATCATGAGCAGGAATGCACTCTGGAATGAGAGATGGCTGACAGAAGGCAAAGTGCTTGATGCCAAGTCAGTAAGGAAGAACATCAAAGAGCTTGTTACAGGCGCAATGATGAATTCTGACACAAGCAGGAAGTACAAGACGGAACTTGTTGACAAGACTCTTGTAGATGCCAAGTCAGCATTCTGGCTTATGAAGGAAGGAAAGCACAGTGAAGCAGCAGATCTTCTGTGGGATTCCGCAGTCAAAATGATTGAGAATGTTGACTTCATAGATGACGAGAACTTCAAGAACTACAAAGATCTCCGTGACTACATGAGGACAACGAGCTTCAGACTTGGTGAAGAATACTGGAGCGATGTGGACTTCAGCGCATTCCGCAAGAGAAACTTCGGAAAGATAAAGCTCGTCAAGGGTGAGACTAACATCGATGAGATTTATCAGGAGCTGCAGGAAAGATGGCCTGAATGGTTCGATGAAGATGAGCAGATGACAGCTCCAGATCAGCTCCTGCATATCGAGGAAGTGCTTGATGCTATTCAGCCTTATAAGGTCGCATACTCTTCAGAGGAAGCAGAACAGCTTGCCGGAGACATTGCATCGGATCTCTACGACATCGTATATGAAGGTGAAGAATACAAGTCCATAGCTGACACATACAAAGAGAGATATGATGCCAAGACTAAGGCTCTGAAAGAAAGACACCAGGAAGCACTCCGCAAGGTAAGAGAGGAAGGCGATCTCAAGGTTCGTAAAGAGAAGGCGAAGTTCAAGGAATACAAAGAGCAGAAGAAGAATGCAAAGGAGAAAGCAAAACACTTTGGTCGCATAGCAGCTAACATCGACTGGCTGACAGACAGACTGCTCAACGAGACAAAGGATAAGAACATTCCTGAAGGCTTCAGAAAGTCTCTGGCTCATATGCTTATGCAGTTCGACATGCAGACAGAGAGAAGCAAGAAGCTTGAAGAAAAGTACGGAGCAGCAAAGAAGACTTTTCAGATGCGTGAGCTGCAGAAGAGACTTGAGCAGATCGCCAAAGAGGATGATACTGGCGAGTTCAGATATGATGGCTATCTGTTCTATCTCATGGATGCACTTGCTGAAAAGGTGGATGGCAAGCCTATCGACTCACTTGACACGGAAGACCTTATCGTTATTGATACTATGCTCAGATCCATAAAGCATAACTTCAGCAATTACAACAAAGTAAGGCTTGAGGAAGAGAAGGTAGCTATAGCAAATATAGGTGATAGCACCATCGCTGCTATGGAAGAGCGCATCAAGAAATATGGAAAGCGCAAGAATCGTACTGGCACACTTGGCCTCTTTGATAAGCTTGTCAACGAAGGTGAACAGACTCCTATATATCTGTTCGAGAGATTAGATCCTACTGGACAGGGCATAGGAGCAATGTACAAGGAGCTGAGAAGGGGAGAGGATCAGCACATCCGCAACATGAACTTCCTGCGTAACAGATTCCAGTCGATGTTCCAGGAATACTTCAACAAGTCAAAGCCTGGCAGCGAACTTGAATCGTGGAGAGATGATTCGCAGGCACAGACATTCAACCTTGAGAATGGAGCTATCACACTTAATCCGGCACAGATAATGTCGCTGTACTGCCTGAGCAAGAGAACACAAGCTATGGGGCATATTCTTGGCTCCGGTATTGTGGCTTCTCCTATCAATGTAGGGCAGAAGCTACATGATCAGTTCAAGGGTAAGGATGAGCAGGTCAATTCTGTAAGGATAACTTATTCCGAAATACAGGATATCATCACGAAGCTGACACCAGAGCAGATGAAACTTGCTGACGAGATGCAGTCACTTCTTAACAACGAGATGGCTGCGTGGGGTAATGAGACTTCACTTGAGATGCATGGTATAAAGCTGTTCCGTGAGAAGGATTACTTCCCAATCAAGTCGAGTGGTGAGTCTCTTGCAAAGACTGCTGACAGCTTTGATGTCCAGGAGAAGATCAAGAACTTCGGCTTCACGAAGCCATTAGTCAGAAATGCCAACAATGCCATAATGATAGATGATATCTTCAGTGTAGTAGCAGACCACTGCAACAAGATGTCGTTGTACAATTCGATGGCAATCCCTATCTCAGACTTCATGCGAGTATATAACTACAAGCAGAGAAGGGAAGACGGAACAGTCAAGACTTCTGTGCAGGCCATGATAGGTGATGCTTTCACTCGCAAGGTAAATGACTACATAATGAAGTTCATTGGTGATGTGAATGGAAACACCAAGACGAGATCCGATGCAGTAAACGATCTGATGAATAAAGCTCTTGCCAACTACAAGAAGGCTTCTATCGGAGCTAACTTCAGAGTAGCACTTCAGCAGCCTACAGCTATCTTCAGATCATTGATGGCTATAGATGCTAAATACTTTGTGGGCATCAAGCCGATATCTCCTGCTGATGTTAAAGAGATGTTTGCACATTGTCCAATAGCACTCTGGAAATCCTGGGGGCATTACGATATGGACATGGGCAGAGACATCGAAGACATCATGATGAACAATGACTGGTCAAGATGGGATACTGTGACGATGGGCGCATATGGTGCGCTTGATAACTGGACGTGGAGCTTGATATGGCAGGCCGTGAAGAAAGAGGTCAAGGCGAATAATCCTAATGTAAAGGTAGGCTCTGATGAATTCTTCAGACTGTGCAACGAGAGAGCTTCAGAAGTGTTCGACAAGACTCAGGTAGTAGACTCCATCTTCCATAGATCGGATACCATGAGAAGCAAGAATACGCTTACGAAGATGGCAACATCCTTCATGGCAGAGCCGACACTTACCTTCAATGTCTTCCGTGATTCTCTTATAAAAGCTAATGAGATGTGGAAGGATGGAGATAAAGCAGGATCCGTGATGATGTTCAATAAGATGGCATTTGTGCTTGCTCTCAATGCTGCTGCTGTCTCAGCTTCTGCTGCTATCTGGGATGCAGTCAGAGGCAAAGGCGGTGGAGATGATGACGATGATGAAGGGTTTGCAGAACTGTGGCTTGCCAACTTCAAGCAGAACTTCCTCGATAATGCTCCGTGGGCGCAGTGGAATAACATCTACTTTGTCAAGGACATTATCAGTCTGAAAGATGGATGGGGAACATCCAATATGGCTCTTGAAGGCTTCGAGACTATATTCAAGGGAATGGATCAGCTCAAGAAGAAGATAACCGAAGGCAGTAATAAGTCATGGTATGACATATTCATGAATCTGTTTGGCGGTTTTGGTTATGTCACTGGAGTTCCGGTCAAGACTATCATGCGTGATGTCAAAGCTGTCTTTGAGAAGTTCGGTATCGATGTCTTTGCTGCAGATGGCACAGAAGAAGATGAGAGCCTTATGGATACCATTGCTAACAAGATGGGATATAGACCTGTTCAGGGCAAAGGTGACGGAGAAGCGAAAGTAAAAGACAGCTTCTTCGCAAGGCTTGGCATAGGCAAGACTGAGGAAGAAAAAGAGCAGGAAGCCTTTGATAAGAAAGCAACGGAGATCGCAGGCAAGACCGCAGACCTTACCGGAGAAGCAAAAGACAAGAAGGTGTGGAGCTATGTGACTACATATATGAAGTCACAGAATGGCGATAAGCCTCTTGCTGATGTAATCCAGGAAGGTGACTATAAGAAAGTGCAGGAATACAGAGATATGTATGTGGCTGCAGGCGGTGACACTGACTACTTCGATGAGAGGATATTTGCCACATCCAAGTCAGCGATGAAGAAGACCATCGTGTATGATCCTACTGATGCTCAGATAGAAGCGCAGGAAAATATCAAGGACTATCTGCTTAATCATGGCATGGCAGACTATGAGCTGTCCGAGATGGCTTACAAGTCGAACACAGCTAAAGATATGAAGATCGCATTTATGATTAATGATAAGGATGCGATGCTTGAAACGCTTGAGCCTCTTGTTCGTGCAGGACTTTCTTATGAGGATCTTGAAAGGATTTGGGAGAATCGAAACAGAATCGATGTTATGAAGTATAAGAGTAGCAAGGGAAGATATGCTGACAGACTCAAGAGTACAGGCAAGTTCATATGGCCGACTAACGGATCTATCACTTCATACTTCGGCTACAGAAATGCTCCGACAAGGGGAGCTTCGAGCAACCATCCGGCAATCGATATCGGTGCGCCAATGGGTGCTGAAGTAGTAGCTTCTGATGGCGGTGTAGTTATTTCAACAGGGTGGAATGGTGGATACGGCAATTCTGTAGGCATCAAACACGATAACGGAATGGTCACATATTATAACCATCTGTCAGCATGGAATGTTAAAGTAGGAGATACAGTGGCACAAGGACAGCCAATCGCTAATGTAGGATCTACCGGAGTTTCGACTGGACCGCACCTGGACTTCAAGGTTCTCGATGCTAATGGCAAGCCAGTAGATCCACTCAAGTATCTCGCATCAAGGAGCTAAGTATGGGGCGAAAGGGGATGCCAATTGACTTATACTAAAGATGCCCATTGGGATAGTTTCTTCATGTAATCTCCTTATAGGCAATATCTACCTATAGAAAGACCGCAGGCTTTGGGGAATTTGCCTGCGGTTTTTCGTTATTCGTCTGGAACTAATCCAAAATGTAATGCTATGACAAAGCCTATGATGAACATGCCGAGACAGAAATATGAGGCGATACGCTTAGTCTGCTCAGACAGTTTGTCATTATGGCTTATTATGATCCATAGTATTATTCCTGCTATGGCGATGCCTCTGCTGAATAGGCTTATAGATGAGATGCTGATATACATGTCATGACCCTCCCAAAAAGATGATATCACTTTTGAATTAATTTTGAAATTATTTTGAAATAACTATTGCAATGGAGTAGGGGCGGTTGTAATATATATGCAGGTAAGTTCATTGCAGGATGCTCATGGCATCCTTATGTTTAGAAATCCGACTATTCCTAAAATCATAATTTTACAGATAGTTCTTAACATCTGTTAAGGAAAGGGAAGGGGAGAAATAGTAATGTACTTACCAATAGGTAGGTACATTTTTTTATTTCAAGGAGAATCCCTATGAAGACTATCAATGTTATCCAGTCGAAGTTCATCGATGGCTCAGACGGACACAATACGCAGCAGGAGTTCAACCAGACTATGAGAGAGCTTGCTTCTATGAAACCGAGGTTTGAGCGTGATGGTAACTCGTTCTGGATTTTTTATTCCGAAACTATCGAAGAGCCGGAGACTCTTGCAGAACAGCATGAGATGGAAGGTGAGAAAGCACACTGCGAAGACTGCCCATTCTTTATGAGGCCGATGAGCAGATTCGGTGTGATAGACGGAAGAGCCAAGCATGGTACATGCGGCAAGAAAGGTACAAGGCAGCACATCAACAGCACAGCATGTGATGACTACTACAAATTAGCGACAGCAGAAAGGAGAAGGTTTTGAAGAACAAGCGAATAAGGAATGCGATGCTCCAGGCAGGCATGAATCAGACACAGCTTGCAGACATGCTCAATGTTCCATACGGAGAGATGTCCATCATGCTCAAGTATGAGCTTGCTGTCAGAGAGCAGAACGAGGTTGTGAAGCGTATCAGAGAATACGATGCGCAGAGAAGGGGGATTCACCATGACGCAGTATGAGGTAATGCATATGGAGAATCTCATGGTGAGAGACTCTTGGTGGGATGATGGCAATTACTGGGATGATGACGAAGAAGATCCGTGAGGAAAGGAGACACAATGGGCAAGCACGATAAGAAAGAGCCAAAAGGAACAATTAATCCAGAAACAAGATTCTCATGGCAGCCAATGCCGGATGAATTCTACAAGGAGAGAATAAAGACTCTTGAGCAGGAGATCGTCAGACTGAAGGAAGAGCTGATAGACACACAGCACAACCTGGCTGTAATGACGAGCCTCTATGAACAGGGCGCAGAGTCAATCCAGAGAAACGAAGCGAGAAGCGATGAGATCATCGAGCGCAAGAACGAAGAGATAGAGATGGCAAAGGAAGCTATCTACCTGGCAGCGATGAGAGAAGTATCACTGAGATAGGAAGGAGACAACATGTTTTTCAGAAAGAGAAGAGAACAGAAAGAAGTGAAAGAAATCAGAGAGAAGCTGACAGCTACTGTAAAAGATTTGCTCTATGAGGTTGTTGCACAGAATCACATAGCTGTAAAAGCAGGAATATATACTGCAGACGAATTTCAGGAAATGACAAATCAGTTTGTCGAAGAAGCAGAGAATCTGTTCGAGGATTTAGATCCAATCGAAATAATGGATAAACGCATGGAAGATCGCATGGGCAGCCTGCCAAGAGTAATAAAGGTGGAGATATGAGCAGAGTAAGAGAAGTGACACCAAAGGTGCTACAGATGCTGAAGGAGCATCCGGCTACAAGGAGCAATGACAGACTCCTTATCAGAGAGATCTACACGAAGTGCTATGGCGTGAATCCGTATGCACCATTCGGAGAAGTAGTGATGAGGAATGATCTCCCATCATTCGAGAGTATAAGAAGAGCGAGACAGAAGGTGCAGGAATACTGCGAGGATCTCAGAGCTGCAGAGCCAGTGGAGAGCATCCGCATCGCAGAGCAGGAAGAGTACCTGGAGTACGCAAGGGAAGGAGCATAGACATGAAGATAATCATAGATTTCATCAAAGATGATCCGAAGGAAGCCATTGAAGGATTCCTCGCATGGTCAGGACTGTTCGTTATCGGTTTCATGATGTTCGTTATAGGGGGTTAGCAATGATAGATAGAGAAAGAATTAAGAACATGACTCTTGAAGAAAAGAAGCAGGAGCTGCTTGTAAGCACAAGCGACATGGTAAAGGAATTAGCCAGACGGTTAATGATGATGAAAGCCATAGCATTCAGAGAAGCAGACTTAGCACCAGAAGAGTATGACAGAGCTTTGGCAAGAGAACTTGACAGAGCCTGGGAGAAGTTTAAGGACAAGACCAGAGAGGATCTTGCATTGATGGCACTGCTTGAGCTTGTGACAGAAGGCGAAGATGTCGAAGAGATATTAGGGAGTAAAGAATAATGGCAAGAAAGATAGTTAATACAAAAAAGATTTCTCACGAAGAATGGTTGGAACTTCGCAAGAAATCAATCGGTGGATCTGATTCAGCAAAGATGATCCGAAGGAAGCCATTGAAGGATTCCTCGCATGGTCAGGACTGTTCGTTATCGGTTTCATGATGTTCGTTATAGGGGGTTAGCAAT